CAGGTATCCCCATATTTTTTCCTCGACGTATACCGCCGCCTTCGGAACAAGTACATCTGACATAGGTTCAATCGTCGGCCTTGCCGGGATCACAACCTCTTTCCTGCCCGGCTTGATGCCTATTCCCGCGGCGAGGTACGCCCGGCGCATCTTTCCAGTGATGCGAACCTTCGCGCCTTTCTCCTGCTTCGTGCCCAGCCTCACCGCTGAATCGGACAACCACCCGACAACTACATCCCCGGAAGATTTGTACTGATAGCCAACCGCTTTAGCCAAACCTCCCAGGGGTGCGTAGCTGCGTTTGCCTTTCTTGTCGAATGCCTCGTCGAGTTTGCGGCGAACCTTCGCGGGGAGAAACGGCGCGTATGCCCGACCTCCCGGCGCTCGGCTTTTAATCCCTTTTTTGATCTCTTTCTGCATATACCAGCCAAGGGATTTCAACGCCTTGCGCCGAAAATCCGGGAACTCGGTCATTGCCCATTGGAGCCAAGGCGTAGCCTCGTCCTCAACTGTGACGGAGTACATTTACAACGCCGCCTCGTTGCCAGTTGCTTCAAGGCAAAATACTCCGCTATGCCTCTCTGAGATTCGGACAACCCACCATGTCTCGCCATCGATAACCACCTTGTCCATCGGCACGGGCTCGGATACGTCGCTTGCCTTAATCCAGAGAGTAGCCCGCGCCGCCTGTCCGTCGCTCGATACCGTGTTCCCGGCGGCGCGGTTATCCCCGTATTCCACTACTGCGGTTATCGTTTTGCCGTTGTAGGTGACGGTTGAGCCGAAGTCTGTAAACATTACCGTGCTATCAAACTCTTGCAGACCTGCCAGACTCATTTATCCGTCACCCCCTTTCGGTTAAGCGTTGAGTTTTACCAGGGCCACTGCCCCGGCGGTCTCTTTGACCGACGCGCACATGCCGGCCACTTTGTGAGAAGATGCTGTCTTGGTGAGGTTCTTAGCGCTGTTATCCCAATAGAGAACGTCACCAATTGCGAATGATGCATTAGTAACGGTTGCCATTTCGAACACGCCTGATACAAAAACGGCACCCGTCTCAAGCGCACCTATGTCGGTAGCGCATACCCCGACATGGTTGCCTATTACTACAACCGTTCCGGCGGTAAGTGCGCTCCCCGCGTTGTAGTAGTCGAGGATTTCGCCTTTCTGTATGTAGACTGCTTCTTTAGCCACCTATATCACCCCTCTAACCGTTGATCTTGACCCGCGCGGTTTCGGCACCCGCGGCGTGATTCGCGGCGGCCATCCCTGCGGGTATGTCTGTGTTGACGACCACAAAATACAGTTTGTCGCCCAGCGCCCAATCGGTTTCCTCACCAGTCGCGGCGGGAATAGTGAACCCGACGTATGTACCTGTGAACGCTTCGGCTGTAGTCGCGGCGCTGTCTGCCCCGTCCTCGCTTCCCACGACGCTCCAAACCTCGGAGCCTGCAACGTCGGCATTGGTGACGGTGAGCGTGAACGTCTGCGCGGCGGTCGCGGCGTCAACCGTGACAGCCATCTCGGATATGTCCACATCGCCAGTGTTGCCAGCATCGGCCCAAACCGCGCCAGCCGTCGGAGTATCGTTTGCCGAAGTCAGGACACCGTTTTCAACGTCCCAGAACAACTCGTCGCCTATATCCCAATCGTCACCGACAAGCGCGGCAAGTTCCCATACACCCTCGACGGCGATAGGTTTTGTAGCGCCGTTGGCGATGTCGGTAGTGCAGATGCCTATGGCGTTACCCTCAAGACTCACAACGTCGCCTATGGCAAGATCCGCGCCTGCCGTGTAGTTTAGAAATTCGCCTACCTGGATAAACTCGGCCTCTTTAGCCAACTATGTCACCTCCTGCAAAACCGTCATTACCACTTACTGCGCGCCTGTTCCGGCGTTTTTGTAAAGCCCGCGCCAGTCCATAGCCTTTGCGCCAGCGTCGATCCTGACCTTGTATTCCACGCCGTCCATGTTCCAACCGCGCTGAGTCTCAAGATAAGGTGCCTGTACGCCGTTGAGGAAATAGACGGTCACGGTCTTGCCCTTGCCCGCGAACAGGTACCATGCATCGGTATCCGCGTCGTCAAGGCGAGGCTCGTAAACCCTTGTGAATGCGCCGGAGTAGATGTTCTTAAGGTTCGGCTGGTTGGTTTCCCCGCCGATCAGCACGGTGTTGAAGAATGTCTCAGCCAACACCTCAAGAGCAACGGGCGCCACAAAGAACTCGGGGCGGATGTTAAGGCGGCGTTTGCCCTTGATGTCCTTCTGTGACTTCATAGCAGTAACGGCGGCGCCGATGGTTGCCACGCTGGGGACTGCGCCTGCGGACTGAAGGTTGTAATGGTAGGTGTTATGGAAAAGCGCCTTGCCGTCGCCCATGTTCGGGTTAGCGGTGATCTGTGCCCAAGCAACGTCGCCCACCTTGCGTGCGGCGGCTTCTCCGCGCTTCATGGGAAGTTCCGCGATCTGGCCGATGTCGTCATTGACGATTGCCTGACGGGTCAGCGCGAACAGTTTTCCATAGGTGACAACCTGGTACTGCTCGAACTGCTCCGCGGCTTCGCCGTATTTGTACTCGCCATGCTCCGGGATGAGGTCAAGGTCTTCAAGTTCGGAAGTCCTAGCCGCAGTATGGATATGGAAGTTCGACACACTCCCGGTATTGAAAACGGTGGGCCAGGTTTCCTGTGCGCCTTCCCATCCGGCGAGTACCGACTTATGGGCGATGTTCCCAAGAACATAGGGGAAATCGTCGGTAGCCATTGCGCGGCCTACCATCTCCATAGGGTGCATGGGAACCTTGATACCGTTCCTGCGAAGGACGTCGCGGGCAATCTCCCTCATGGTCATGCCGGCGAATTCCTCATATCCCGTTTTCCTCTGTTCGTCGGTCAGGGGCAGGAATGATACCCTTGCCTGAATACCTGCCTCCATCGCGGCGCGAACTTTATCGCGCTCGTCCTCAACCACGACCGCAGGAGACGACACTGCCTCCCTTTCGTTTATCATCGATTCGAGGATCTCCTTTCTTGCGGCGTCTACGGTGACGCCTTCGCTTATCCATTTCTGCACTCGCTCGTTCTCAACGCCGTGCTTGAGACCGATGGCAACTATCTCCGCATTGCGCTCCTGCTCCGCTTTGACAGCGGCGGCGCGTACTTCATCAAGATTCACCTCAGGCTCTTTGATAACCTGTGTCTCTTTCTCATCCACTGTGACAACACTCCTTTCATCGTTTCCTGCTTCCTCTGGTGCTTCCGGCTCTTCCTCGATAGACCTGCCCACTCCGACAGTCGCGTCGGCGGGGATAGGCTCAAGGCTGATCTCCAAAACACTCCATTTCCTTACAATTGCCGCGTCTTGATCGTATGGCCCGAAGCGCCCATCACTTGAAATATCTCCCGCCTCGACGTATTCGTACGAGTGCGACCCCCAGGTGTATCCGAAGGAAACACCCTGGAGAGTTCCGCTTTGAACCTTCGACCATACAAGTTCGCTTTTCTCGTCGGTATCAAACTGGATGGTTGCCCGGCCTTTGTTGTCAGCGGGATCAACCCACGCCTTGATGACTCGTCCAACCGGCATGAGTCCGAAATTACCGTCCCTGCCATGAGCGAACAGCACTCCCGCCACGCCTGACTCCAACCTCGAAAAATCGGGAGCGCCGTTATCGTGGCGCAGGATTTCCAGGCCAAACCATCTTTCCACGGGTTCCTCAGACGAAAACGCGAGGGTGATCTCCCTCGCTTCCTCTTCTGCTCGTATGTTTTCTATCTGAGCCTCCCGCGTCAGTTTTTCCCCGGCGAGTTTCGCGACTTCTTTCCTGACACTCTTCTTTGTCGTCATTCCTGCTCTTCACCTCCCGATTCCTCTGTTTGCGGCGCGACGAACTGAAGGTTGATGCCCAGTGACTTTGCAAACTCTTCTTCCTTCTGCCGCTGTTCAAGGACTTCCTGCCAATCGTTGCCTTGTTTCGCGCAGACAGTCGCAAGCGTTGTCATGCCGTTTGCAAGTTCTATCTGGGTCGCTTCAACCTCCTTTTTAGGATCGATCCAGGCCCACCCTGGCGCTATCCACCGACAGGCCGTATACCGGTCTCGTGCGGTGTCGAAGTCCTTGACCTCCACCAATCCCCTATAAACACACTGCCAGACAAACTCTTCCCAAATCGGCTGGCAGAAATGTTCAATAAGGTACTGTTGGAGCGCCATGAACTCCTTGCGATCTTCCAGGTGGCCTTGCCGCGCTGAACTGTAACTCCCCTTGCTGTAATCCCGTGCAAGGGTCTCAAACGACAGTCCCAGTCCGGCGGCAATGCGCCGCGTCTGAGCTGTCGAAAATTGAGCCGCGTCCGTGTTGGGTCGCCCAGGTGAGGAAAAACTTATATCCTCTCCGGGCATGAGGTATTCGATGGTGCCCGGCGTCATGGACTCAATGGGTTCAGAATTAACCGTGTTGGTGTTGCGCCCCTGCCGGAATCCCGCGTACTCGCTCTTGACAAACCCGGTAAAGCAGGCGGCTATCCTGGCGGCGACCAACTCCGCTTCCATGTAC